AGGTAGCGGTGCTTCTGGTGCAATAACTGGTTCTGCTTCTGGCGGCAGTGGTTTAGTCATCGTTAGATACTTGGCGTAAGGAGAAATAATGAACTTCACATACTTTGCACAACTAGATGAAAACAATATCGTTACTCAAGTTATTGTTGCCGATCAATCATTCGTTGATTCAATCGGTGGCACTTGGGCACAAACCTTTATGGATTCAGATAAGAAATACGCTGGCATTGGCGATACTTACGATGCCACCCGTGATGCCTTCATCTCGCCTAAGTGCCACGATGAAGCAATACTAGATGAGGCAACCTGCCGATGGAACTGTTCAAATGAAACACACACAACCAAGGAGATAGAGAATGTCTGATACACCAATCAAGATCGAAGTTAACTGCGCTACTGGTATTGCTGTTGAGGTACCGCTAACTGCTGAGGAAATCCAGCAACGCGAACTAGACGCTATCGCTGCTGCTACTGCTAAGCAAGAGGCTGACGCTTTGGCTGCAGAACAAGCAGAGGCAAAGGCTGCATTGCTTGTCAAGTTAGGAATCACAGAAGAAGAAGCAAAACTTCTACTAGCGTAAGGATATATCAATGGCTTATGGCGATGACATCACCGAAGGTATTCCCTACGTACTTTCCAATCCTGCAAACTCAACTACCTATGCAGCAACCCGTGAGGCATACGATGTAGCCATTGCTGGTCTACCGTTCTTCTTAATGAACAGTGACGATTCACCTTATCGTCGTGTTACTGCCCAGTATCGTAAGCAACAGATTGACCAGACACGTGAGGCTGGAGAACAGACCTTGACTGGTTGGTGGCTACGCAGCCAATCATCCTTCCATCTCGGTGCTGGCATTAAGTTCTTTGAACCACAGCAAGAAGAGTCACTACGCTTTCAGTACACAGAGTCTAAGGGCTTAGATGTATGGACTAGAGGACAGGCAACCCTGCTCAATGACACAGCCAGTTTCTATGCTGGTGCTGCTGCTGCTCAACTTATCGGTGTCAATGATGGCACCAATGACTGCATCCTAGTAACAGATGGCACTGCGTTAAAGAAGATTACAACTGGTGGTACTTCAAGTACCTACACACAGGCTGGCACAGCATCTACAATTTTTAGCCTTACTACTAATGGTAAGCAGTATTTCTTTATCAATGGCTCACACGTCCACCGAGGCAACCTTGCTGGATCTACTAGCGATACTGAAATCTATAACGCTTCTAGCACTACTCGTGCCACTATTCGCTATGTTAAGCAGCGCCTTATTGCTGCCATTGACAACAAGATCTATGAACTAGATGCCAATCACGCCTCTGGTGCCTTGCCTGCGGCTTTATACACCCATCCAAACACATCTTGGGTTTGGTCTAGTATCTCTGAAGGACCACAGGCTATCTACATCTCAGGTTATGATCCTAATGGAACATCATCTGCAGTCTTTAAGGTTGGCCTAGATACAGCAAACACTAACACTTTAGGATTTCCAGAACTTCTAACTCCTACCGTTATTATTGATATGCCCAATGGTGAGCGCATCAATGACTTTGATGTATACCTTGGTGCCTATGCAGTCCTTGCTACCAGTCTAGGTTTTAGAGTAGGAATTTCTGATGCAAGTGGAGATATCCAGTATGGGCCACTTCTGTTTAGAGATGCATCCTGTAACTCTATTGCTTTCAGAGATAGTTATGCCTACATTGCAACCCTTGTAGATGGTGCAGCAGGATTAGTTCGTGTGGATCTATCTACCACTGTTATAGGAAATAGTCTGTTCTTTCCCTGGGCTTGGGACCTGATAGCAACTGGTACTACCACTACTGCATCCCAAGTAGCCTTCTTTGGCAACTCAGATAGAGCAGCCTTTACTAATGGTAATAATACTTGGGCAGAGTCTACAACCAGCCTAGTAGCAACTGGCTACCTGCGTACTGGTTATATTCGCTACAACACATTAGAGACAAAGATTTTTAAGTTGATGCAGGCTCGTGTAGATACCACCAATGGTGGCGTTACTATCCAATCAGTAGATGCCTCTGATAATTTATACACTATTGGTGTCTTTGGTCAAGAGTCTGCAGTACCTCAAATCAATATCAACTATCCACAAACAGCCCAAGAGTATCTTGGATTTAAGTTTACACTGACTCGTTCAACAACTGATGTGAGCAAGGGGCCATTGTTTACTGGTTACCAGATTCGCTCATTGCCTGCAACACCACGCCAGAGACTAATCCAGTATCCATTGTCCTGCTTTGACCACGAGACAGACCACTTTGGAGTTGAGGTTGGGTATGAAGGTGCAGCCTATGATCGTATATACCAAATAGAGTTAATAGAAAACAATGGCGACACCATTCAGATTCAAGACTTTAGAACTGGTGAGTCATACCTTGGCATCATTGAAGAAATGGATTTTAGAAACAACACACCATCAGATAAACGATTTACTGGTTACGGTGGCGTTTTACTAGTCACAATTAGGACGGTCTAATGCAGGCACAAGACTACGCAACAATTGCTGTTGCAGTAATGACAATTATTGGTGGCTTCGTTGGCGCAGTGCGCTGGCTAGTTAAACACTACCTCAATGAACTTAAACCCAATAGTGGATCAAGCCTCAAAGACTCCGTTACAAGATTAGAAACCAAGGTAGAGATTCTCTATCAGATGATGATACAAAAGAAATGAGTGATGTCTGTGAAGATTGCCAAACAAGCCACACCTGCCGCTATTGCTGTCCTGCGACAAGCGACAGCACTTCGTCCGAAGCGTAAGAAAGCCTCGGATGGACTACTACCATCAGCAGCACACATCAAACAGAGTCCTGATTCAGACCACAACACAGGTTATGCAGTAGACCTAACACACGATCCGATTAGTGGGATTGACTGCAAAGATATTTTTGAGAAGTTAAAAGAAGACAAGCGAGTTAAGTATCTAATTTTCCAGGGAAAAATCTGGTCTAAAGAACGTGCTAAAGAAGGCAATCGTAAGTACACGGGATCCAATCAACATAATTCACATTTACATATTTCTATTAACGAAGGTATGGGTAAGGACACTAGTCCTTGGTTCTGGTGGATGAACCAACCAAAGATCATTAGTCAAGTTATCTCAAAGGTAACACCAGTGCCTGCTAAAAAGGCATACAAGATCGAAGTTTGTACCTGTTGCAAGTTGCACGGTACAAAACCTTAATCCCCTAGGAGGATATAATGGAGCAATTCAAACAAATCTCACTAACTTGGTTCCGTGCTGCAGCAGCATCTGCTATTGCACTTTACCTTGCAGGCGAGTCAGACCTCAAGACACTAGCAATGGCAGCAGTCGCTGGCTTTGCTGGTCCATTACTCAAGTGGCTAGATGCATCTGCTACAGACTTTGGACGTGGGTCTAAGTAACCCACTAGCGCGAGGCAAATAGAAAGAGGCCCCTCTTCGGAGGGGCTTCTTTTTTTATGCCATAAAACTAATTGATACCTGAGTTACTGTCCCCTGATAGGTGGGTCTTGAGCCTGTGGCAGTTGGCACAAAGGGTTCTAAGGTTGGCTGGGTCATTGTTAAAGCGGTCACCGTCTACGTGGTCTACATCTAACTGACTGATGTGTACTGGCTTAAAGCCACAGTCCTCGCAGTAGTCCTTACGGTATGCGTGGTAAGGAGAACGAACCTTCATCTGGTTAATCTTGTATATGGTATTGCACCTGTATCTACTTGCTACTGGCTTTGATTTATCCCGTGTCTTTAACTTAGTGGGGCCACAAACTGTGCACATTCCTGTGCGTTCTTCTTCATTGATCTCAGAAAGTCTGTGCTTCATCTTTATCTACTGGACAAGGGACAGTTACGATGTTGCCACAGTTAACACAGGTACCATCAAGGAAGTACCAGACCAGTTCGTGATCCTCAAAAGATGCCATTATAGAAAAGACTTGTGAGCCACAAGGACAGACGTGTACTGGACCCAGACCTCTTAGGTCAGTACCAAATTTATCTGGTAGTTTAGACTTAAATTTCGGCAGCCTTGGTAGACGGAACCGCACAGTCAGTACCATACCATCGTGCCCCCTTGGGGCACCCTGTTTTATTCGCCTCACGGCTCATATTGTAGTAACCAGTAAGCGTTGCTAACGCAACGACACGCCGATCTCTAGTATGATTCCAGTATGACAACCATCTCAGCGATTCAGACAGACTATTACGCCGTGCTCTGCGCTGACTCGCAGATCACAGAGGACAATCTAGTAAGTACCTCGACTAGTACACCCAAGATCGTTGAGGTGGGTAAGTTTCTAATAGGCATCTCGGGCGATATACGACCAGGAGATATACTTACCTACAATTGGAAACCACCAGCATATCGCGGTGAGAATCCAGTAAACTATATGGGCGCCAAGGTGATACCTAGTATCATCACGGCCTTTAACGAAAACAACTACGAATGGAATAAGGTGGATAAAGATGGTGGCTTCGATTATCTCTTTGCTTTTAACGGTAATATCTTTAGGGTTGCTTGTGACCTCTCTTTTTTCCAAACAGATCACGGAACTTATGGCATTGGTAGTGGTGGGCAACTTGCTCTTGGCTACCTGTATTCAATCCGTAAACCTATTATGGAATTAGATTACCTCAAGCGACACGCCCGTCGTGCTGTTGAGATAGCGTCGGTCCTTGACTCCAATACTGGCAAGCCCATACAGTTAGTAGTCCAGGAAAGGATATAACTATGGAGTTGAATACAACTGATCCGAAAGAACTATTACTTACTGCACTACGTGCAGGCGATGCGAAGCGTTCACGATCTACACAGGTACAGATTGGTCCATCAGAGTTAGGTGGCTGTCGTCGTAAAGTCTGGTACAGATTAAACGATCAACCTGAAACTAACGAGAACGAGATGAAGTTAGCAGCCATTATGGGTACTGCTATCCACGCAGAAATTGAACGGGCACTAGCAGATAACCCTGATGTGATGGTCGAAACATCTGTTGAATACAACGGTATGAAGGCACACATTGACTGCTATGTACCAGGTACAGGCGATGTCATTGACTGGAAGACAAGCAAGGTTAAGAACCTTTCATTCTTCCCATCAACACAACAGCGTTGGCAAGTGCAGACATACGGCTATCTACTAGCAAAGAACGGTCACGATGTAAAACGTGTATCTCTAGTTGCTATTGCACGTGATGGTGATGAACGAGATGTTAAAGTACATACAGAAGATTACGACGAGACAGTTGCATTGCAGGCATTGAACTGGTTAGCAGCAATCAAGGGATCAACAGAGGCACCAGATCCAGAACGCGATGCTAGTTACTGTAAGTTCTATTGCAAGTTTTACGATTCATCTGGTGAGATGGGATGCGTTGGTATAAAAAAAGAACATACGGCAGTCAGTGATGTACTCATTGATGATGCTGATATTGACAGGAACGCACTGCTGTATCTACAGTTAGCAGCGCAGATTAAAGAGTTAGAAAAGCACCAAGAATCTCTAAAGACTTCTTTCGAGGGACTACTAGGTACAACACCTAGCGGGATAGAAGTCAGTTGGACAACTGTCAGAGGTCGTGAAAGTATTGACAGTGAAGAGGTAGAGAAACTACTTGGGTTTGTACCTAAGAAGTTTGGTAATGAATCACAGCGGTTACAAATCAAACAAACTGGAGGAAAGTAAATGGCTGCAAACGAGAACACAAAGTTCCAAATCAATTACAAGTTAAATGATGGAACGCTTATCAATCTATACGCAACAGATGCAAAGGAATTAGAGACAGGTCTAACAGACCTTTCAATGGTGGCAACACTAATCCGTGCAACAGGTAATGACTTACAAGGTGGAACATCAACACCAATACCAACAGTTGCATCAGTTGCGGAATCTTTTAACGCAACACCAGTTGCACCACCTGCTCCAGTAGTAACAGAAGGACAGGCAGCAACCTGTAAGCACGGCAATATGGTATTTCGTAATGGAACATCAGCACGTGGACCTTGGAAAGCCTGGATGTGCTCTGCACCAAAGGGTGCTCTAGATAAGTGCGACCCTATCTTCCTACGATAATAGGATGCGGGAACCTCGTGAGTACGAGAACCCGTTATGTGCACAGGTAGGTGGAGACTTCTGGTTCCCTGAAAAAGAAAAGGGATTAGTAAGTCCAGCAGATGTTCAATTTGCGAAGTCAATTTGTAAGACTTGTATTCATAGAACCGAATGCGCTGAGTGGGGAATCCGCAAAGAGCAGCACGGTATATGGGGTGGGCTTGCACCACGTGAACGTCGCGTGATGAGAAGACATCGCAAGATAAATCTTGGAGGGGATGAGGAAGTTGCTTAATCTAAAGAGGGCATCGGGCACTAGCACTATTAAGGCTGTGCCGTTGCCTGATGTATGGACTGGCTTGGCTAGTGAGTCCATCAAATTTAGACGAGGGCAAGTATGTATGGTTGCTGCTGCCCCTAACGCTGGTAAGAGTATGTTCTCTCTTGTCTATGCAATCAAGGCAAAGGTACCAACACTTTTCTTTTCCGCAGATACTGATACTGCTACGGTGCTAATGCGATCTGCAGCGCAGATCTCAGGACACACACAGTTAACAGTTGAATCCAATATGGATTACAAACCTGACTACTACGCTGAACATCTCAACAAGATGTCGCACATACAATGGGTCTTTGATTCAAGTCCATCATTAGATGACATTGAATTAGAAATCAAAGCCTACGTTGAACTGTATGGGATAGCACCTGAGTTAATTATCATTGATAACTTAATGAATGTTGCTGCCGAGACAGACAATGAATGGGCTGGGCTACGTGCAATTATGATGGAGTTGCACGATATGGCACGCAAGACAGAGGCTTGTGTCTTAGTACTTCATCACGTATCAGAGCAGAGTGAGTACGGTTCACCAATGATGCCACCACCACGTCGTGCTATACACGGCAAGGTCAGTCAGTTACCAGCGTTGATCTTAACACTTGGCTACGAGCCGAACCAAGGTGGAGGAGTGTTGCGTGTGGCTGCGGTGAAGAATCGCTTCGGTCCACACACAGCAGATGCCTCGAAATGGGCTACACTATTTGTTAACTTCGCGTCGTGTCAGATAGGAGATCAAGATGCACAAGGCAGAGCATACTTGCGAGTCTGATGGCTAATAAGAACGGAAGAAAAGGTTCTCAGTTTGAGACAGATGTAATGAAATGGTTACGCAGTAAAAGCGTAATAGCAGAACGTCTGACTAAGGCTGGGGCAAAGGATGAGGGAGATATGGTTGTTATCATATCTGGAGAAACCTA